AACTACCAACTTTTCTGCTATGCGACGACGTTAATTTCCTTTTTGTTCTCTGTGGTGTACTGTGACCACTAAAAACAAAAATTTACAAAGATTCTAAATACGCGATCAATGCTTCTCGATCACCTGATTTCACGAGTGGGATGATCTTCGCGAGTTTTTCATCATCATCGGTCAACTCCTTCGCCATACCGTATACGATGAATGGATTAATAAACTTTTCTGGAGAAGCCTCCTTGATATACTTCACAGCTTTCGAATCCTGACCCTCCATCTTTTCACGGCGAATGGTGTACAACCAGTACATGACCACTAATATAGATACAATTACAGATGTGGTGTTAATCCAACTGTTCTTCATTTATATAGATAAAGAAATAAATTTTCTTTAAATTAATGATTTTAAGTATAGATGTAGGTATACGGAATTTAGCCGTATGCCAATTCGACGAAACATCGAATCTCGTCGTGAACTGGGATGTTTCGGGTGTTCCACCTGAACACAAGGATGGATTGTTCGTATCCATGCGAAAACATTTAGATGAACGTCCGTGGGTACTCAGTTCAAACGTAATACTCATAGAGAAGCAACCGGATAGAAATAAGAAAATGAAAATGGTAGAAAATTTTCTACATGCATACTTTGTGATAAAATGTCCTAAGTCAGAAACGATCATATACGATGCTAAATTCAAAATCCCAGATGTATGTGGACCGGGTAAGGCGCAATATCTTAAGCGTAAAAAGGTATCCATCGAACGGTGTGAAGCCTTTTTAAACAATAATCCAATAAATTCCCATTGGCTTCCAATATTTAAAGAATCAAAAAAGAAAGATGACCTCGCAGACACGGTGATGCAAGCCATCAGTTTCACGAAGCGCGTAGAACCACTCAAGAAAACCGTAAAAAATAAAAAACTTGTGGCGAGAAAGCCTAATCAAAATCAAAAAGAAACGCGGTATTCTAAATCAAATCTCGCATGGATTTATCTTAATAAACCCGAGTGTGAGTGTCTCGAGAAAAATAAGCGCTTTATGAAAGATTTAAAAAGATACTATAAAGGCATAGAAGAACTCGCGAAAGAATGCAAAACCTCGTAGAAAAATATAAACGCGAAATGGAGTGGTATAAAAAAATGTCATCAACCATTAATGCTGAGGTATGCAGCAACATTCACCGAACTTCCACGTATAATTCAAATGTTACACAGACGAGGCGAGAAAGTCATAGTTGATTACGCGAAGGAAAATTGTAGATTAAAAGACGCATTCGATGTCATGTGCACCACACGTAGCGTGATTAAAACACTCCCACCAGATTCTATGTGTGCCATAAAACTCACGAGCTTTGGGTCGAGGGAGTCCAAGTCTAAGGCAAAAGATTACGCACACTCCATCATAAAAACGGCGAAACAGCACGGTGTCAAGGTATGCATAGACGCAGAAGATGTTTTATATCCAGACATATGTTATGATCTCATGGCGGAACACAACACACGAACGGATGTCCATGTGTACAAGACGTACCAGATGTATAGAACTAGCGCAATGCAAGAACTTATGTGTGACATGAACGACACACACAAAGATGGTGTCATGCTTGGTGCAAAGCTCGTGCGTGGTGCGTACTTGAGAAAACAAAAAGACCTCTTTTCAGACAAAGCTGCCGTCGATAATGAGTACGCGAAGGCAATGACACATTCCCTTGTGTGCCCGCATGTACACACGATACTCGCAACACACAATGAGCGTTCTCTTCGTTACGCGACGAGGTTTGACAAGGAACAATACGTGACGGCACAACTTTTAGGAATGGGTAAAAATATAGGCATCGATTACAGATATGTTCCGTTTGGAAACCTAGTAGAACTTACTCCGTATTTAATAAGACGCCTGAGAGAGAGGATGTCGTGGAATTAAAAAGTTTAAGGATATAAAGTGTTTAAAATACAGATGTCATTTGAGCTATTAGAGGAATGCATGGAATCCCATAGTGTGTCTCGCATAGCTAAGAAACTAAATATAGTGCCCGGTACGGTAAATAGATGGATCCTTTTAAAAGATGTTCCATCCAATTATGAATTTGATTTACTCAAAATACTCGGTCGGAATATAGATTACAGTCAGTATACACATAAATTGAAGGATCAATTTTTTACTCCACAAGGTATGGCAAATAGATGTATAGATACATTCCTCCAAGTCACGGGTGTAAATCCAGATGAATACACGTTCATAGAACCATCCGCGGGAGACGGGAGTTTTTTCAATGCATTGTCACACAAAAAGATAGGTATAGACATAGAACCAAGATGTGATGGTGTATCCAAATCGGATTTCCTAGATTGGACCCCACCCGATACATCTTTGAAGTATGTGGTCATTGGAAATCCACCATTTGGATTAAGGGGACACATGGCACTAAATTTCATAAATCACTCTCATGCGTTTGCAGATTACGTAGCTTTCATATTACCACAGTTATTTGAAAGTGATGGTAGGGGATCACCTAGAAAACGAGTACAGGGGTATAACCTCATTCATAGTGAAAAATTGAGTGGGATGTTTCACATGCCTAATGGAAACGAGACTAAAATAAATGGAGTTTTTCAAGTGTGGTCTAAATACACAAACAATGATGAATTCGAAATAAGAAAGGTAGACAACGAAGATGTGTGTGTGTACTCTATATCAGATGGAGGCACCGTATCATCTAGAAGAAATGTAAAAATGATAGGAAAATGTCATGTGTATTTACCATCTACGTGCTTCGGTGAAAACAATATGAAAACGTATGACACATTCGATGAATTACCAGGTAAAAAAGGGTATGGAATATTTTTTAAAAATAATGTCGACTATTTAATTAAGAAAGCTAAGCAAATCGAGTGGTCTAAGGAGAGCTTCAAGTCGACAAATTCAGCTTTGAATCTAAGAGCGTCGATAATTCATCAATTTCTTCAATGACAGATAACGGTTTAATACGCTCACGAAGCCAAGACCCAAATGCATCGTCTGATTCACCGTGTGATATTTTTATTGTTATCTCGGAGTTAATACACCTATTGAGTACACATAAGCTAGTATCCAGCTTGTATACATCGTTTGTTTTCTTCCTAGAATGCGCTGTGCGCTCTAATATGGGATGCTTAGTCGTGAGATTATATGAGTCGATGACTGTGAAGTTTGTGTCATGTGGTGAAATATCAACAAACACCCAAAAGTCTGGCGAATGATCATTCGACAGTGTTTCGTGTTGGAACACTAAACTTTCACCCATTCGAGCCGTCTTCACCTCAACTGTTCTACCATATATTAACATATCGTACGACCTATCAGAACCCTTCTTTGAAATGTTTTTGTTTCCATCCCATTCAACGTCTATGCCATACTTTTTGCAGAGGTTGAATAGGAGCGACTCGCCCTCAAATCCAATCGCATCAGCACTCATTTTTCGAATGCCTTCGAGTGGTGAACCATCCCACACACTCGTCTTCTTCGCAGAAAGTTCCACACGTGCCATTAGGGTTTCGAATATGGTTGTCATTTTTTATACTTAAAAAATTGATACTCTCGTGTATGACTTAGGAATTGTATTTAATCACTTTAGTTAAGGAAATGAGTGCATAGTTAGAATAACATGCGGAAAGATGTCTTGGATCACGGATTTGTTCGCCTCGTGGACCATATGCCTCGGGAAGATTTGGATGCGGCCATTGTACAATCCGCCCGAGTCTCGTATGGAGATGGGACTAAAACCTCACGAGGAGATAGGGGACTTATTCGATATCTCCTTAGACACTGGCACACCACACCATTCGAAATGGTGGAGTTCAAGTTTCACATCAAAATGCCCATCTACATTGCTCGACAGCACATGCGGCACCGCATGGCCAGCATCAATGAACTCTCCGCCAGATACTCCGTCGTACCGAAACAGTACTATGAACCAGACGTTTTACGAGGGCAATCCAAAGTAAACAATCAAGGTTCAGAAGGCGTCGCAGACGTGGGCGATGAATTAGCCGGAAAAGTATCCGAAAAACTCAATGAATCTTTTGAATTGTATCAAGATCTCCTTGATAGAGGTGCTTGTAGGGAACAAGCGAGAGGTAATCTTCCTCAGTCAACCTATACCGAATTTTATTGGAAGATTAACCTTCATAATCTCATGCACTACCTCCACCTTCGCATGGATGAACACGCACAGATGGAAATCAGAGAATACGCGAACGCTATTTACGAACTCGTCGAACCTCTCGCCCCGGTCACGATGGAGGCATTCAAAGATTTCCGTACAAATGCCATGCACTTGACTGGTCCAGAAATCAGAGCCATTGCCACGGGTGAAAAAATTGAATCACCCGGTGAACGACGTGAATTTGAAGAAAAATTAAAGAGATTAAATATTAATTTGTAATGGTATATTAACATGCTATCGATTGCCTCTACCCAAGCCAACATAACCGCCATCCGAAAGAAGTTCAAGAAGTACGGGAAAAAGATGAAGAAACAGCGCGCGGACGATTTTGTCACTATTCGTGAGCGTCTTTCCGAAATCGCAGAAGGTGAGAAGACTCGGTCCCGTGAGATTTTGGAAAGCCACAAAGCTTTCTTCGAGGAGGAAAAGAAACCAAAGAAAGAAGAAGTTTCTATCGATTTTTATAGGAAGTAAACGCAAACCATGCACTAAGCACAGACAACAACGTAAATGAAGGTAAGTGTTCTATCATATTTCCAGCGAGCACCGCAGTCAATACACTGTATTGTGTGT